GGGTTACTGTGGGGGCCGGGGTTGCGGTAGCCACTTCTGTCGGCTGCGGCGTTTCTTCTGCTATTGTGGCGGTTGGAAGCGGTTGTTCTGCCTTCTGCTGGCTGCCTCCGCTGAACGTTCCGATACAAAACATTACGATCCAAAACGCCATAATAATTGCCGCACGAATCTTTTTACTTGCCTGGAATTTATCGGTTTTCCATATCCAGTAGCTCAGAGCAAATGGCCAAAACATCAAGGCAAGCAAAATCATCAGGCAGCCGCCTTTATTCTTTTTACCACCACCATTTCCTGATGAATGGGTTCCGCCGCTTTTTGTCCTCGAAGAGGACTTTCCCGTTGATTCTGTAACTGAATACGAAATGCCCGTTCCCGGCAGCCCCACCGTTGCTGTTTTGCGCCCAGTTGAGCTTACTGTGTAGTGCGCGCCCTTGCCGCCCAGCGAAATGCTGGCACTTTTTCGATTCAGATTCAGGCGGACACCCGGTGCAATTTTTACACTCTTACGAAAGCGAAATCCCATCAAGAACACATCCTTATCGATTAAAGTCTATCCCCCTGCACTGCGTCCAGTAGTGCAGGGCTTTTTTTATGTAGTCCTCGTCCAGGTCAAAATATTCTGCCAGCTGCCAGGGTTCTGTGTAGCCTGCCCGCATCGCCGTGCGGATCTCGTCCGGCGGCAGACAGCGGCGGAACGCGTCCGCATCCGCGCGGTATTCGTTCTGCTCCACCAGCTGGAACGGGCTGTCTACCTTATGCAGTGCGCCGGTGTGCAGGTGGCCCGATTCATGCAGCATGGCGGTGCGCATCTGGCGCACGGTATGCAGACGCTTGAAATTCAGCACAACGGCATAATTCTGATCATCCCGCACGGTACAGGCCGCCCTCGGCAGCATTGCGAACGGCATAACATCCACATCATTTTGTTTGCAATATCCGTAAAAGTCGGACAACTGAAACACTGGATTTATTCCTCCTGCTTTTTCTTGGCCCGGCGATCTCGCATCACCCTGACCATATCGCGCAGCACTGCTTTGTCATCTTCGGAAAGCTCTTTATATTCACCGTAAAAAGCAATATCCACATCGTCCAGGATGTCGTGGGCAGACATTTCTGTCTCCGCTTCCTGGCTTTCAGCTGCCCTTTCCAGACGTTTGCGGTCAACGCCCAGCGCCTCTGCCAGCTTTATTAAGGTAGCTGGTTTGGGCGGATTATCAGTCGCTTTCCAGCGCGCGATATTCCCGCGGCTCATCCCGACCTGATCAAGCAGTGCTGACATTGCGATGCCTTTTTCATCGCAGAGTGCTTGCAGCGTATCAAAAAACACTAAAATGCACCTCCGGAATTTGTGCAAAACGCAGAAGTGCAGAAAAGTGCATTAAATCACTTGCAAAGTGCACTTAAATGCCCTATAATGCACTTATGACATGAGGGCACCGCGTTAAAACTGATGTTTAGCAACTTCATAGTACTACAAAAGTGCACTTACGTCAATATGAAATGGAAAGAGAGGTGCATTTTTTTGAACTTTTGGAACACTTTCACAAATTTATGCGTACAGCATGGTGAAAGTGCTACCACCGTTCTCAAAACGCTTGGCCTGAGTAAAGGCAATGCCCAGCGCTGGAAGAACGGCGGCGGCCCTACCCTGGCAACAGCTGCTAAGATTGCCGAACACTTTGGCGTCCGCATTGATGACCTTGTGGAGCATTCCTAACAGCTATCACCATTCTACCACACCCCCTGTCCCATAGTCCGGACTTTGAGCCGGAGGGGCTGGATTTTTTAGGAGGTTTTATGGACAAACTTGCCCTTATGTTAAAGATACTTATTACTGAGCAGAAAGTCAATTTTTTTGACAACATCTGTCACATCTGCGAAAAAATCGAGCGCTGGCTTATGCAGCATCGCTAAAAAGGAGGTATCCTATTGACCCCTTCCTCTCTCCCCGCCACTATCAAAATCACCACCACCGCGGAGCCGGACCCCTATGCTACCGAGCGGCTGGCGGCGGCAACGCTGGATTTTTACCACCGCTTTATGCAGCGTCCCGATGCCAAGGAGCTACTGGAACGCAAAAAGGCCGAGCTACGCGCCCGCGGCGTGCGGCTAAACTGAAAGGAGAACCAATCATGCCCCAAACAAAAACAGCCGCCCCGGTGCTGCAACACCGGAACGGCCAGACGAAAAAAATCATCACTTGTATTTTACCCTACATCAGCCCCATTTGCAAGGCTTTCGCCAATTTCACGCTAACGGCCTGCGGGCTGGGCGCGCTGTGCGCCGTGGCCGCCCTGGCCCAGGGTGGAGGGGCGGCTGCAATGGCCGGGCTGGCAGCCTGCCTGCTGGGCGGCTGGGCCGCCATCACGCTGCGGGAGGTGGCGACATGCGCGGAATCGTGATTGACCCCGGCGCAAAGCCGGAACTTTACCGCCTGCCGGACACCCTGCAGGAACTGCAGCGCTTTATGGGCGGGTACGCGCAGCGCTGCCCGATCGACAACAAATTTGCCGCGCTGTTTTATCTGCCGCAAGTTGGGCAAAACCTGCCGACCCGGCATTACAACGGCCGCTGGTTTTATGGGCGGCTCTGCCTTGTGGGCTGGCGCAACGCCCGCATGACGGACCTGCCCATGCCGCTGGCCGAAGAGTTGCTTCAGAAATTCACACCTGTGGAGGTAACGCCATGAACGAGTATGACGCCATCCGCGCTGCCTTTACCCACAACCGCAAGGATGCCGAACTGCTGCTGCACGAAACCGTGCGCGGCATTCTGGCCGAGGCAACGAGCAACAAGGTCAAACAACTGGAAAAGATCAGCCTGTGCTACAGCGCCGCAGACACCGGCGCCGCCCAGCGCAAAGCGCTGATCAACATGGAGGTAGAAGGTTGACAGACTACATGATCTGCCAGAACCAGGACAACCACCTGCTGTACGCCTTAAAGCACGGCAGGTTCTGGTTCTGGGACAAACACCAAAACAAATGGGTGCCCAGCGATTGGGCCGCCCAGCAGTACGCCAAGGCCCAGACCAAAGAGCCTGACCTGGCGCAGGAGGACTGGCTGGGGAGATGCTTCGGCATCCTGATGGATGACTACGAGGTACCGGACGCTGTGGTAAAGGCCCTGCGCACACTGCCCAACAAGGAGGAACCACCATGCAAAGTGAACACGACTGCCCCGAATGCGGATGCTGCTGTGACTATGGGCGCCCCTGCTGCCACGTTGGCGGAGGAAACATCGACCACCCAGGCGGATGCAAACAGCTGCCCGCCGGACCCCTGCTCCCCTGCGGGCACTTCTGCTGCAATGTCAAGCCTGTCCGATGCCGCAGCTGCATGTTCGGCAGCGGAGTTTGATTATTCGGGGCTGGATGCCCAAACCGTTACCGACCTGCACCTGGCCGAACAGACGTACACATCGGGACGCAAGCTGGCCGAAATGGGCCTGCGCCGCATGGCGGATGGCGTTTCCATTGCGCACGACGCGCTGTGCGGCGGAGTTGTCCACAAGATGGACAACTCAAAGCATGGGAACCGCGGTGAAGATACTTTCCGCCGCTGGTGCGAAAGCATAGGCGTGGGAAAATCTACCGCATACAAGCTGCTTCAGGTTGCTGCCCTGTTCGATTCCAGCAGCCCCCGCCAGCAGCAAGTGCTGGAAGAGCTTTCCCCTTCTTTATTATATGCCGCCGCCAAACCCAGCGCCCCCGCCGATCTGGTGCAGGCCGTCAAATCCGGCGACATTACCACCCACAAGCAATACCAGGATTTGCTGAAAGAAAACCAGCAGCTGCGCGCCGACCGGGTGAATGCCCTCAATGCCGCAGCCGCCGCCGAAGCCGCCCGCGATGCCGCCCTGGCCGATGTTGACGGCCTGCATGAGCAGAACCGCCAGCTGCAAGCCGCCGCCACCGGCGCCCAGGAAAGCTACCGCACCGCCCACAAAAACGAAGATTCCGCCCTGCGCCGCGCCACCGAAGCCGAACAGCGGGCAAAGGAAGCGGAAAAGCAGCTGGCCGGTGCCCGCCAGGTTGCTGATGCCGCCCGGATGCGTGCCGACAAATACCAGCGGGAAGCCGAAGCCGCCAAAGCACAGCCGGTGGCCGCCGCTGTGGACGAGGATGAGATCAACCGCCGTGCCCACACCCTGGCCGATGAACTGACCGCCCCTTTGCGCAGCGAGCTGGAAGCCGCCAAAGCTGCCGCCGCCACACCGGAACAAATCGAGCTGGACACCCGCAACGCCTATGACAGCCTGCTGCTGGCCGGGCGCGCCATGCAGAACGCCTGGAAGTCCGTCAAGCCGCAGCTGGCCAAGCTGCCGCCGGACACCCGCGCCGGGGCCATCAACCAGCTGACCAACACCCTGACTGAAATTCAAACGGAGGCAATAAAATGTCTGTAAAAATTGCGGCTCTGGAAGCCGAAAACGTAAAACGCATCAAGGCGGTTGCCCTCACGCCCTCCCCCACCGGGCTGACCATTGTGGGCGGCAACAACAACCAGGGCAAAACCAGTGTGCTGGATGCCCTGGCCTGGGCCCTGGGCGGCGAGAAGTTCCGCCCTACCGCCGCTGTGCGGGACGGTGCCCTTGCCCCGCCCCACCTGAAAGTGATCCTGTCTAACGGCGTTGTGGTGGAGCGCAAGGGCAAAAACAGCAGCCTGACCGTGACGGACCCCACCGGCCAGCGCAGCGGCCAGCAGCTGCTGAACGCTTTTGTGGAGCCGCTGGCGCTGGACCTGCCCCGCTTTATGCAGGCCAGCGATAAAGACAAGGCCGACACCCTGCTGAACATCATCGGTGTGGGGGATGCGTTGACCGGCCTGGACCGGGAGATCAAAGCCCTGTACGACCGCCGCACCGTGATCGGCCAGATCGGCGCCCAGAAACGCCACGCCGCCGAAGAGCTGACCGAATACCCGGACGCCCCGTCCGAACCTGTCAGCGCCATTGAGCTGATCCAACAGCAGCAGGAGATTTTGCTCCATAACGCCGACAACCAGCGCCAGCGCGACCGCCTGACCGAGATTACCCACACCAAACACCGTGCCATGGACGAGCTGACCCGCCTGGACGAGCAGCTCAAAAACCTGCAGGAACGCCGCAGCCAGCTGATGGAGGAATACAATGCCGCCTGCGTGCAGGAGGAAACCGCCATCAAGACCGTGGCCCAGCTGCAGGATGAATCCACCGCCGAGCTGGAGCAGAGCATCCGCAATGTGGAGGAGATCAACCGGCAGGTATCCGCCAACCTGGCAAAATCCAAGGCTCAGGACGAAGCCGAGCGCTATGCGCAGGAATACGCCGCCCTGACGGAGCAGATCAAGGCAAAGCGCACCGCCCGCATGGACCTGCTGAACGGCGCAGACCTGCCTCTGACCGGCCTGGGTGTGGAGGACGGCAGCCTGACTTACAACGGCAAGCACTGGCAGGACATGAGCGGCAGCGACCAGCTGCGGGTGGCCACCGCCATTGTGCGCCGCCTGAACCCCGACTGCGGCTTTGTGCTGCTGGACAAGCTGGAACAGATGGACCTTGCCACCCTGGCGGAGTTCGGCAGCTGGCTGCAGGCCGAAGGATTACAGGCCATCGCCACCCGCGTTTCGACCGGCGGGGAGTGCCAGATCATCATTGAGGATGGCAGGGTAAAAGACGCCGAGGAACCACCCGCCCCCAAAGCATGGACGAAAGGAGCGTTCTGAAATGAGCAAATACGCAATCACATCCGGCACCATTGCCGCGCCGGTCAAAACCGTTCTGTACGGGCCGGAGGGCATCGGCAAAAGCACGTTTGCCGCCCAGTTCCCCGCCCCGGTATTCATTGACACCGAGGGCGGCACCAAGCGGCTGAACGTTGCTCGCCTGCCCGCGCCCACCAGCTGGGCCATGCTGCTGGATGAAGTTGCCGAGGTCAGCCGCGGCAATGTGCCCTGCGGCACCCTGGTGATCGACACCGCCGACTGGGCCGAACGGCTCTGCATTGACGCCGTCTGCGCCCGCGCCAAGGTCAAGGGCATTGAGGATTTCGGGTACGGCAAGGGCTATACTTACGCGAAAGAAGAGTTCGGCAAGCTGCTGGATTCCCTGGAAGAAGTGCTGAACACCGGGCACAACGTGGTGGTTCTGGCCCATGCTGCCATCACCAAGTTTGAGCAGCCCGACGCCGTTGGCAACTATGACCGCTGGACCATGAAAACCAGCAAACAGGTCGCCCCTCTGCTGCGGGAATGGTGCGACATGCTGCTGTTTGCCAACTACAAAACCGTGGTAGAAAAGGCCGGCAGTGCCCCCAACGCCAAGAACAAGGCCAGCGGCGGGCGGCGGGTTCTCTACACCAGCCACCACCCCTGCTGGGATGCCAAAAACCGCTTTGGCCTGCCGGAAGAACTGCCCTTTGAGTATGCCAGCATCGCCGCCTGCATCCCAGACCCGCACCCCGGCGCAGCCCCCGCGCCGCGCCCCATCATGGCAGAGG